TTAATACAAGAGAGAGCCGGATGCCTTGAGCAGTTAGCATCTTTAAATGACGCTTCTGCGAACTGAGCCGCCTTGCGGTCGGCTCGAAAGAGCCAAAGAAGATAAGCGCCTCGGTAGCACGGGGCGCTGTTCAGTTCTCGACAAAATCAATACTCTTGAAAAGGAGCTTAAACAACATAATGCGGAAACGGGGTGACAGCGGTGAGAAAGCTGAAGAAATACACGCCGACACAGTTTAAGGCGCCGGACTCCGTGTATGACAAAGCCACCGCCGACTACGCCGTCGCCTTTATAGAGTCGCTCAAGCATACCAAGGGCACATGGTCCGGCAAGCCGTTTCAGCTGATTGACTGGCAGGAGCAGATTATCCGCGACATATTCGGCACCCTCAAGCCGAACGGCTACCGGCAGTTCAACACCGCGTATGTGGAGATTGCGAAGAAGCAAGGCAAGTCCGAGCTCGCCGCCGCCATTGCGCTGCTGCTCACCTGCGGTGACGGCGAGGAACGCGCCGAGGTTTACGGCTGCGCCGCCGACAGAAATCAAGCCTCTATCGTTTTCAACGTGGCGGCTGATATGGTGCGCATGTGTCCGGCGCTGGAAAAGCGCGTGAAAATCCTTGATTCAACCAAAAGGCTCATATATCAGCCAACAGGCAGTATCTATCAGGTGCTCTCCGCCGATGTCAGTAACAAGCACGGCTTCAACACACACGGCGTTGTGTTCGATGAACTTCATACTCAGCCGAACCGGAAACTCTTTGATGTTATGACCAAGGGCAGCGGCGATGCGCGCGCACAGCCGCTGTATTTTTTAATCACCACAGCCGGGGACAATCAGAACAGCATCTGCTGGGAGGTACATCAAAAGGCGAAGGACATTCTTGAGGGCAGAAAAAATGACAGGACGTTTTATCCTGTCATTTACGGCGCGGCGCCCGAGGACGACTGGACGGACCCCGCTGTATGGAAAAAAGCAAATCCCAGCTTAGGCATAACCGTCGGCATAGACAAGGTAAAGTCCGCCTGCGAAAGCGCAAGACAAAACCCTGCGGAGGAAAACAGCTTCAGACAGCTTCGTTTAAACCAGTGGGTCAAGCAGTCCGTTCGCTGGATGCCGATGGAGAAGTGGGATGCCTGCGCGGATAAATTTAACCTTGATGAGCTTACCGGCAGGGAGTGTTACGGCGGGCTTGATTTGTCATCGACGACAGACGTCACGGCTTTTGTTCTCATATTTCCGCCGAGGACAGACGATGAAAAATATATCGTGCTGCCGTTCTTCTGGATACCCGAGGAAAACGTCGACCTTCGTGTCCGGCGCGACCATGTGCCGTATGACGTGTGGGTTAAGCAGGGCTTCCTCAACACCACCGAGGGCAACGTGCTCCACTACGGCTTCATCGAGAAATTCATTGAACAGCTCGGAGAGAAATACCACATCAGAGAAATCGCCTTCGATCGCTGGGGCGCTGCGCAGATGGTTCAGAATTTGGAAGGCATCGGTTTTACCGTCGTACCGTTCGGGCAGGGCTTCCGGGACATGTCACCGCCGACAAACGAGCTCATGCGGCTCGTCCTCGGGCGGGAACTCAGCCACGGCGGTCACCCTGTTCTCCGCTGGATGATGGACAACATTTTCATCCGCACAGACCCTGCGGGCAACATCAAACCGGACAAAGAAAAGAGCACCGAAAGAATCGACGGTGCGGTGGCAACTATAATGGCACTGGGCAGAGCGGTGCTGAACACGGGCTCGACCGGCGCATCGGTCTATGACGGCAGGGGCCTGCTCGTGCTCTGAGCAGAATTTCAATCGGTGAACAGATATTTCATATAATCGGTTCTACCGTCCAAAATCCGCACAACGGATATACAGCCGTCATCAGCCTTGTAAAATACGATGTGATTGCCGCAGACAAGAAAACGCAAGTCTGTCTCCCTGCCGGTCTTGCTTTGCAGACTTGCGCCCATGTTCGGCTGACCGCCAAGCAAATGACAGCTGCGGATAATTTTATCCGTAACATTTTTTGCAGCTGTCGGATTATTCAGCACGTCGGATATGTAGACGCGGATTTCTCTCAAATCCGCCTGCGCGCTCGGTGTATATCTAATATTCATACGTCAGTGCCGAATTCGGCAAGAATATTTTCCTCCGAAATCCAGTCCTTTTCAGTTTTAACAGAGTCCTCGCCCTTCTTGAGCTCCGTCATCAAAAGCACAATCGCCTGCTCCCGCAGGGCTTCTCTGCTGTTTTGCGTCACCAGCAAGGGCATGCCTTCGACATTCAAAGACTGCTGAATAAAAACATTGATGGCGTCCGTAAGCGTAAGCCCGCTGTGAGCAAAAATATCTTCGGCACGGCTTTTGATTTCGGGATTAATCCGCATCTGAAAGGTTGCGGTTTTGGGAGCGGATGCAACCGAATAGTTTTCTGACATGATTTTCGCCTCCTTTGTCAATAGTATACCCGAAAAACCGCAAAATGTCAATACAATGTCACTACTTTAAAGGAAGTGATTAATATATCCAAACACAAACTGAGCTTCCGCTCGCGTGACAAGCCCGTGCAGGACAGCCTCAACGGCAGTCAGTACAGCTTCTATTTCGGTCCGACGACAAGCGGCAAGCCTGTCAATGAACGAACCGCCATGCAGATAACGGCGGTTTACGCCTGCGTGAGGATTCTGTCGGAAGCGATTGCCGGGCTTCCCCTGCACCTTTACCGTTATGACGGTTCCGGCGGCAAGGTTAAAGCAATTGAACACCCGCTGTACCGTTTGCTCCATGATGAGCCAAACCCCGAGATGACCTCATTCGCGTTTCGTGAAACGCTGATGGGGCATCTTCTTTTATGGGGCAATGCCTACGCGCAGATTATCCGAAACGGCAAGGGCGAGGTCTTGGCGCTCTACCCGCTGATGCCGGACAAGATGACCGTCGACCGCGACGAGCGCGGCAATCTGTATTACCTTTACCGTCAGACAAAGGAGGACTCCCCGACGCTCGGCACCACTTCTCAGGTGTACCTCCGGCCGTCCGATGTTCTGCACATTCCGGGTCTCGGCTTCGACGGGCTTGTCGGATACTCTCCGATAGCCATGGCGAAGAACGCGATAGGCGTGGCGGCGGCGTGTGAGGAATACGGTGCGAGGTTCTTCGCCAACGGCGCGGCTCCCGGCGGCGTGCTTGAGCACCCGTCTGTCGTAAAAGACCCGGAGCGCCTGCGCGAAAGCTGGAACGCCGTTTATCAGGGCAGCGGCAACGCGCACAGAATCGCCGTGCTTGAGGAGGGCATCAAGTATCAGCCGATAGGCATCAGCCCCGAGCAGGCGCAGTTCCTTGAAACGCGCAAGTTTCAGATTGACGAGATAGCGCGGATATTCCGAATGCCGCCGCATATGGTCGGAGATTTGGAAAAGTCGAGCTTTTCAAACATTGAACAGCAGTCGCTGGAATTTGTGAAATACACCCTCGACCCATGGGTGGTTCGGTGGGAGCAGAATATCTGCCGCTCGCTACTATCCGTAGATGAAAAGAAAACGCTCTTTGCAAAGTTCAATGTGGACGGACTTCTCAGGGGTGATTACCAGAGCCGCATGAACGGCTATGCTGTGGCTAGACAGAACGGATGGATGTCCGCGAACGATATTCGCGAGCTCGAGGATTTGAACCTCATCCCCGAAGAGCTTGGAGGGAACAGATATTTATGCAACGGGAATTTTGTAGATCTTGCTCGTGCCGGGGACTGGTCGGAGAAATACACATCAAACGAGGAGGCAGAAAATGAATAAAGACAACAGGCGCTTTTGGAACTGGGTTAAAAACGAACAGGAGGAAAGCCCTGTCCGCGAGCTGCACATCAACGGTGCCATAGCGGAGGAAAGCTGGTATGACGACGACGTGACGCCTAAGCTGTTCCGCGAAGAGCTGCTTTCCGGCGAGGGAGATATCGTGCTCTTTTTATGCAGTCCCGGCGGCGACGTTTTCGCAGCTAGCCAGATTTATACCATGTTGATGGAGTACAAGGGCAATGTCACCGTCAAGATAGACGGCATAGCGGCAAGCGCCGCAAGCGTAATCGCCATGGCTGGCACGGAGGTTCTGATGTCGCCAACATCGTGCATCTTTATTCACAACCCGCTCACGATAGCTTTCGGCGACGCGGAGGACATGCAGAAAGCTATAGCGATGCTCGGCGAGGTCAAGGAGTCAATAATTAATGCCTATG